TAGACTTGACAATTGCTTCACTATCTGGTGGTGCAGTTACTTCAGGTAAGTTGCGCATCTGGGCAGTTATGATGGACTGTACAGATCAGGGCAATGACGGAACTGCTCAAGAAGTAGATCGTGATACACTTGCATAACTAACTTGAGGGGCTGGGCAACTGGCCCCTCTAAGCTTATCTAAGGGATTTTTTCATGGCAACTTATATAACACTGGTCAATCAACTTCTTGTTCGTCTAAACGAAGTGACATTAGACACAGCAGGTGATGGCTTTACTACAGTGCGTAATGTTCAAGCACTTGCTAAAGATGCTATCAATAACTCCATTAGAAATATAGTACAAACAGGACAAGAGTTTCCATTCTTAAAAACAACTAATACACAAACGTTAGCAGCAGGTACTAGGCAGTATGCTTTTCCTGCTGATTTTGCTTCTGTAGACTGGGATACTTTTTATCTAAAAAAACTAGGGTCTGCAAATAATACACCTAATTTTCTTCCTACAATATCTTTTGAAGAGTATACTCAAAGGTTTCGTGGATTAGATGATGAAGGTGATTCTGGATCTGGTATAGCTGCACCAGAACGTGTATATCAAACGTTAGAAGCAAAGTTTGGTGTAACACCTGTTCCAAACGATAGTTATGAAATAGAATACGTGTACTTTTCATTTCCTGCTGATTTATCAGCTTTTAATGATACTTCTATAATACCAGACAGATTTAACCATGTAGTCATTGATGGTGCTATGATGTACATGATGAGATTTAGATCTAATGACCAGAGTGCTGCCATACATCAACAAAACTTTCAAGACGGTATACGATCTATGAGACGAATACTTATGGATGACCCACTAGATGTTAGATCTACAGTAATACAAAGAAATAAAACATTTAGTAACACTATTAGTAGTATTATATAATGCCAGAAAAT